TACTTCATGTAAACTTTCAGACCCGTATATGTCCTCATTAACAGGGCAATTACTAACTAACTACACAGTTATAAACGATGCTGTTATTTCATTTAATTTACCAGCATTGTATCCAAACTTTAGATACCCATACGCTTTAGTAACTATAGTACCATTTAATAAAGCCGGGTACGCTACAACATCTTATACATACACAGAGTATGTCTCAACATGATAAATATAGTTCATAACCAAACTCAATTTGCATACGGTGGTAACCCTCCTTTACCCTCATCTACACCATCAGTTACTCCTTCTATTACACCCACATTAACACCCACTGTAACAGTTACACCATCAAACACCCCTTCTATAACACCTACTGAGTCTATTACACCGTCAATAACACCTTCTATAACACCTACTGAGTCTATTACACCGTCAATAACACCTTCTATAACACCCTCTATAACAGTCACACCATCAATTACTTCTTCTATAACTCCTTCTATAACACCTACTGAGTCTATTACACCGTCAATAACACCTACTGAGTCATTAACACCATCAGTTACTCCATCAGTATCGATAACACTATCTATAACCCCTACACCAACAATAACACCTTCTCCCACCCTTTAACGTATAGAATTATATTGTTTCATTATTAAATAATACAAATGGCCGATAATAAAGGAGTTAATCAAACAGGGTTCTTTAAGAACATTACTAACAAGCTTCCGTATCAGGCTTTAGATCTTAACGCAGTTATTGGTCAACTGAACCCTAAGTACGAGGTATTCCAAGATACGGGTTCAAGAAGAACAGAAGCTTTAGCTAGACAGTCTATATTTTACGATAACGATTATAACAATACCCCATCAGGTCAAATTGCTAAAGGTGGTATATACAATGATTTAGTTTACGCTAATATTCAAGTTGATAAAGGTCCTAGAATTCTTGATTATAGAATTATGGCAGCTTTTGCTGAAGTTAGTGACTGCTTAGATGAAATTTGTGATGAGTGTATTAATAAAAATGAGCACGGTGATATTGCTAAACTTTATTTCCGTAATATTGAATTAGAGGAAGTAGATAAACATAAGCTTGATAATGAATTTAAAAAGTATATTAATAATTTTGAATTAGAAAAGAAAGGTTGGGAATACTTTAGACAACTTTTAATTGAAGGAGAAATTTACTTTGAACATATTATACATAAATCTTATCCAGAAGAAGGTATATTAGGTGTAGTACAATTACCAACAGAGTTAATTGATCCTATTTTTGATAATATTCAAAATATGATTATCAAAGGTTACATTTTACGTAAACCTATTTTTGATCCTAATAAACCAAATAAGATTGAACGTTATGAGTTTATCCCAATGGATAAGAATCAAATAACTTATATTAATTCTGGTATTTGGAATCAGGATAAAACTTTTAGATTACCATTTATTGAGAATTGTAGAAGAGCTTATAGACAATTATCATTAATTGAAGATTCAATTGTTATATATAGGTTGGTAAGAGCTCCAGAACGCTTAATATTTAACGTTGATGTAGGTACAATGTCACCACCAAAAGCTGAAGCTTACCTACGTAAGCTAATTCAAGAATATTGGAGTAAGAAAACGTTTGACGTTAATCAAAATAATAACCCAGTTCAAAAGTTTAACCCACAGTCAATGTTAGATAGTTTCTGGTTTGCTAAGAGACAAGGTTCAGAAGGAACTACAGTATCACAGTTAGAGGGTGGAGCTAATTTAGGTGAGTTAACAGACTTAATGTATTTTGTAAACAAGCTATACAAAGCATTAAAGGTACCAACTAATAGGTTAAACACTGAATCGGTTTGGAAAGATGGTAATGAAATATTAAGAGAGGAACTTAAATTTGCTCGCTTTATTATTCGTATGCAACAAAATTTTGCATCTGGTTTAAAGAATGGGTTTATTACAAACTTACAGTTAAAGGGTATATTAGAAAAGTATGATATTAAGGAACATAATTTACATATAGAGTTTAACGTACCAACAAACTTCTACGAGTTAAGAGAAAATCAAAAATTGGAACTTAAGGTTACAAACTTTAATAGTTTGGTAAGTAACCAATCAATATCACAAACATACGCACAAAAGAAGTTATTAGGGTGGAACGATATTGATGTTAAAGCTAATAGAGAGTTTTTAAGAAAAGATAAAGAATTAGAATGGGAATTACAACAGATTTTACAAGGTGGTCCTAATTGGAGAGACCAAATGACAACAGGAGGAGCTCCTGGAGCAGCTCCTGGAGCTGAAGCAGGTGCGGGTGCACCAGCATCGGGTGGAACAGCAACACCTCCAGCATTTGGTGCACCAGCAGCAGGTGGTGAAGCAGAAGCAGCTCCAGCACCAGCAGGGGGAGCAGCACCAGCTGGTGGGGCTGAAGCAGCTCCAGCACAGGCAACTTAAATAATATAAATTATGGCAGTACCTAACAATTGCGTTGTAACACCAATCTCTGCATTCCAGAGCTCTAATCTTTCAAGTAAGATAACTTCATTTGCCATACTAGGGCAAAGAATCTTAAGATCGTTAGGTTTCCCAACAGTTAATGTTGAGTTACATGCAGATCAATTAAACGATAATATTAGTATTGCATGTGAAATGTTTACTAAATTTGCCGGTTATACAAGAGAATATTTGGTAATGAATAGCAATTTATACATACCAAACTATGGTATTAAATTAGATGTACTTTTTACAGCTCAATCAAATTCGCAATATTTAAATCAGTTACAGCAATTTAATAATAGTACTAATGCTGCAGACAACGGCAACCCACAGTTCAGTAAGTATGTTGATAACAACGTAAATGTTTTTACTGCAAATAGTGCAATACCAGGTAGCTACTTTTTAAGTTTATCTTCATTATCTGCTTCTTACCAGTATGGTATATTTGCCAACACTGTAGTAAGCCTATCTACTTATCAGCAAATTATTTCATTAACACAACCAATATTTGACTTAACACCATTTTGGACACCAAGTTATGTTAACACTATAACACAATTAGGTTCAGAAGTAAGTAGCAACACATCAAAATATTATAATAGTTTTGACTATGATATTATGGATTATAGAAAAGTAATGGCAGTAGTAGATATGGAAGAGGGTTCTACATCTGGCATTAATACTTTATTTACCATTGAGCAGACAATGGCACAACAAACTTATTTTAGTTATGCAATGGGTAATTATGGTTTTGATTTGATTAGTTGGTATGTATTAAAAGATTGGTTAAAGAATAGGGAAAAGTTATTAGCAACTAAACCAAGTTATGACTTTGATGATAGAACTCAAATTATGAGATTGTATCCTCAACCTAATTCTAAAAACGGTACAAATCCTCAATACTATGCAGTTATTCAATGTTATGTTGAAAGAGCATTAAGAGATGTTATAAAGGAACAATGGGTTTATCAATATGCTCTTGCGTTAAGTAAAATCACTTTAGGTAGAGTTAGAGGTAAATTTACCGGAACTTCTCTATTCGGTGGTGGTCAAGTCAATGCTGATATGTTATCAGAAGGCTTAGAAGAGAAGAAAGAGTTAGAAAGACAATTATATGAAGGTGCACCTGGATTTGGTGATAATGAACCACCAATGTTCTGGGTTGGTTAAAATGGAAACACATTTTAAACAAGGGGTTTATAAACCTCAAAATAGTGAGAAGTATATAGGTAGTAACTACCCACAGTATAGATCAAGTTGGGAGTTAAAATTTTTTAGGTGGGCAGATTTAACAGAAACTATATTAGCTTGGGGTAGTGAAAATATTATTATACCATATATTAACCCCTTAGATAATAAAGTGCATAGATACTTTGTTGATAATTTTGTAGTATTTAAAGATAATAAAGGTGATAAGAAAAAGTTTCTTATAGAAATTAAACCAAGTAAACAAGTAGCTAAACCTATACCTAATAATAGAAAAAAGCAATCTACAATGTTATATGAACAAACCACATGGATAACTAATCAAGCTAAATGGGAGGCTGCTAAAAAATGGTCAGAAAAGAAAGGTTATCAATTCATTATATTAACGGAAAAAGAGCTAGGCATCCGTTGATTAGACACGCATTATAATAAATAATAAATATATGAGCTTCAAACTTATTGTAGAGACACCTACAAATAACAACGATTTTGAATACATCGTTGAGGAGAAGAATGCTAATCAACCAAGAAACTACTTTATTAAAGGTCCTTTCATGATGGCAGAGGGAGCTAATCGCAACCGTAGAATTTATTCACTAGGTGAGATGAAAACAGAAGTAGATCGTTATACCCGTGAAATGATTAAAGAGGGTAGAGCAATGGGCGAGTTAAATCACCCAACTACAGCTGATGTAGACTTAACACGTGCATGTCATATCATTACCGAATTAAAGCAAGATGGAAATGTATTTTACGGTAAGAGCAAAATTTTATCAACGCCAACAGGTTTAATTGTTCGCAGTTTAATTGAAGATGGTGTTAAAATTGGTGTTAGTACAAGAGGATTAGGACAGTTAGTTGCTGAGTCTAATGGAGTTAACAGAGTTAAAGACTTTAGATTAGTAGCTGTAGATGTAGTTGCTGATCCTAGCTTTGATAAAGCTTTTGTTAATGGAATTCTTGAAAGTAAGCAATATGTATTAGAAGCAGACGGTTCATTTGCTGAATTATATGACAAATTTGAAAAGGGTATTAGCACACTACCAAACAAGAATAAAGACGAATATCTTCGTCAAACAATCCTTTCCTTCATAAATAAATTATAACAATGAAGAATGATATTAAAAAGTTTATTGCTGCGGTATTAGATCAAAGATATAAACAAGCTAATGATCACCTTAAAGCAAGCGTTAATGAAAAAATCAAACGTAAGATAATAAATAATAATAGCAACCTTTTCTAATATGGAAACACTAAAAGATTTAACACCTGAATCAATGACCGAGATTCAAAACGCTATTAACAGCAAGGTCCAAGACAAAGTAAACATTCATGTTGAAAAGGCACTTGCCGAACAAGATGAGCTTTACAGCAAGAAACTTTCACAGTTATTAGAAGCTATTGATGCTGATCACTCTGCTAAACTAGAAAAAGTTGTAGAAGCAGTAGATGCAGATAGAGCAGAAAAGCTTAAGATAGTCATCAAAAAGTATGAAAAGATTCTTACTGAAGATGCAAACAATTTTAAATCACAGTTAGTTGAATCTATCAGTGATTATTTAGATACATACCTCGCAGAAGCAGTACCAGCTGATGAAATTAAAGAAGCTGTACGTAATAAGAAAGCTATTACAGTTCTCGAGAATCTAAGATCCCATTTGGCCGTCGATGCTGCTCTACAAAAAGAGAGTATTAAAGAAGCAATTCTTGACGGAAAAAACCAAATCCATGAAGCTTCTAGCAAGCTTGAGTCTATCGTTGCAGAAAATGCATCGTTACAAAATGAATTAAATGGCATTAAAGCTAATTTAATCATTGAGCAACGTACTGCTAATCTTGACGAACAACAAAAGAAATACTTGAGAAAAGTATTTACTAATAAGTCGCCAGAGTTCATTAAAGAGAACTTTGACTACACTTTAAAGTTGTTTGAAAAAAAATCCAACAATAGACTTGAGTACCTAAAAGAAGAAGCTCTTACAGAGAGTTCTAACGTTGATCGTGTTGTTTTTGAACAAACAGAAACAATTAACGAAGCCGTTGAAACATCTCCTTACTTAAAAGAATTAAGTAAGTACTAAGAACAATTTTTAAAAGGTTATCTCCTGAGTTACCTAACCATTCACAACGGTTTTGGGGTCGACAATTTTAGATTATAAAGGAAAATAACAAATATGAAATCAATTAGACCTACACAGGCCTATATCGATGAAACAAGAGCAGCAGCTCTCCTTGAGAAGTGGGCACCAGTGCTCGATTACTCCTCAAAGAGTGTTGCTCCAATCGAAGACGATCACACACGTTTAAACACAGCAATGCTACTTGAGAACCAAGAGCAGTGGTGTATCCGTGAAGCAGGTCCAAACTACATCCCACCTGGTCCGAACCCAGGTCCATCTGGCATTAATCGTGCTGGTAACCCAGGTGCAGTTGGTAATGCACAGTCCATGTATGCTGGTACAACAGTTACCGGTACACAAGGTACTGACACGTACGCAACGGGTGACTTCCGTCTACCGAAGATCTTGATTCCGATGATTAGACGTACTTTTCCCGAGTTAATCACAAACGAGATCGTTGGTGTTCAACCAATGGCAGGTCCAGTTGGATTAGCATTTGCATTACGTTACCGTTACACGGGTCAAACCCTTGGAACTAACGACGGTGCAGGCTCTCCTACTCCATACCCTCCTTCCCAGGCAGCAATCCTATCTGGCGCAGCAGGTCAGGAAGCTGGATATCAGTACTTACAGACAGCTTATACAGGTACAACTGCAGCTTATCTATCTGGTGCACAAGGAGCTTATAGTTCCTTAACCAGCTGGATTACCGGTGGTCAAAACTATGCAGCCGATGGCGCATCAGTTGATCAAGGTATTGCAGCTCTTCTTCAAAACTACGAATTAACGAACGCAATTCCGACATTCGAAGTAACATTTGAAAAGACAGCAGTTGAAGCAGGTACAAGACGCTTAGGTGCTAATTGGTCAGTTGAACTCGAACAAGACTTGAAGAACATGAACGGTATTGATATCGATACTGAATTAACAAACGCTATGTCGTATGAAATTCAGGCCGAAATCGACCGTGAAATGCTAATCAGAATGATCCAAATTGCTCTAAACGCAGGTTTTGGCAATGGTTATTCTGTATGGTCGCCAGCTTCTGCTGACGGCCGTTGGTTAGTAGAGCGTAATCGTGACTTCTATCAAAGATTAATTATTGAAGCAAATCGTATTGCAGTTCGTAACCGTCGTGGAGCAGCTAACTTCGTTGTTGCTACACCTCGCGTTGCAGCTATCCTCGAAATGTTGCCCGAATTCCAATGGGTACCAGTTCAAGGTAATGTAAATACACAGCCAGTAGGCGTTGCTAAAGTAGGTAATCTTGGTGGACGTTTCAACGTTTACCGTGATACACGTACCGAAGGTAATTACATGGCCGGTGAATACGGCCCTCAAAACCAAGGTAACCCACGTCCAGAGTATGCCCTATTGGGTTACAAAGGACCTGAGTTCTATGATACAGGTATCATCTACTGCCCATACATTCCAGTTATGGTTCAACGTACGATCGGTCAGAACGACTTCGCTCCAAGAGTGGGTCTATTAACACGTTATGGTGTTGTAGATAACATTTTCGGTGCAAGTCTTTATTACCACGTAATCCTCGTTAGTGGCCTCGGTCAAAGCTTTACTCCTGCTACGCAGGCAGTATACTTCTAAGATCAAGCTTACTACAAAAAACCCAACATCGAAAGATGTTGGGTTTCTTTTGTCTTATTGCTTTGACGTCTTCACGTGCGGTCCGTAAATGTCATATAGGTTCTTACTGAACTTGAACATTAGATCCTGACTAGATGCTCTTACGGGATTAATATCTATCCCACCACGTCGTGCATACAAACACATTACAAATAATTCTGTTGGTTTAAAGATGTCATGCAAACGTTTATAGATACATTCACAAATCTCTTCATGAAAATGACATTCATCTCTAAATGATACAATATACTTTAGTAACGATTCTTGACTGACTAAAGTATCTGCTTTCATATAGATGTATACGTCACCCCAATCTGGTTGACTTGTAACTCTACAATTACTCTTTAATAAACCTGAATGGAAGAATTGCTCTTGTTGACTATATTTGTCTGCTAATATACCTATATCTTGTAATAATAAATCAGGAGTTTCAGTATATGTATCAAACTTAATCCTCATTAAGTCTTCTTCTTTAATATCATTTTCAAGAGTAACAAACAAATCTTTATTATAAAAATCATGAGCACTTACTTCAGTTTTATCAACTAAGAAACCTGGCAAGAAACTTACTCTAACATTTGTACCTAATAGATCAGATAAATCTGCACTTGCTGTATTTTTAAAATTAAGTATACCATCACGAACATTTCCACCTAACTTTTCCATATTAAAACTATTGAAGTATAGTTTAATGGATTTACTCTCAACAATATACTTACTATCAGCTGGGTAACAAATCTTTGCAACACCAGTTACAGGACAACCATTGCTTAATAAAAAGGAACATTCATAAGCATTCCAAGTATCAAACCCAACAAATGGTAAGCTTTCATCTTGAATACCTAGGTATGTGCGGTTATTCTGTCTTGGCTCCTTAACAAGTAATGACTTATCGTATGTATTTTTATACTGCGATGTTTTACCTAAATGTACATTAATGTTTGAATTGTCTAGTACTTGTTTGCTCATAGTTTAATTGTATATTACTTCTTAAGTTTTTCAATCTCTTTTTTAATTATTTTATATCTCTCTTCCACATTACCGGCTAACTTAACAACGTTACCAGGATTAAAATGCTCAATATAAAAATCAAATAACTCTATTACTTTATTTCTAAATTTAACATCAATGCTTCTTACCCCATCATCAACTAACGGAATAGATGGATCAGTATAAAATATAATATCATACTTACCGATAAGTTTCTTACATATATACTCCGCATAATAACCCAACTCTTCATCGCACTTTTTCATATAAGATAGATACGTTGTATAAACTAAAGCATCTAAACAACATCTATCTAGCACACAATCATTATCTTTATTTTTTAGATAGTTATCAATATGACTATGAATAGTAATCATTTGAGTAAAGTTATCACCATCTTCATTGATAGATAACTTATATTTTTCCTTTAACTGTCTAGTTATTTCTGCCTCAAAATTCCAAGACTTAAAGTATTTATCTTTCTGCATTTTAGAAAGTAAAGTACTCTTCCCCGAACTCTGAGCTCCTGTAAATGCAATAATCATCGTTTTAATATTTCTTTAAATTGTTCTACATTATAACTAATATCCCTTAATTGATCTGGAGTAACTTCCGTGTCAATTAAATCTGCTAACTTAATAGTAGGCTTATCCTGCAAGCCTAAATCACCATTATAAGTTAAACCTTGCAATCCTGCAACTACAGGGTTAGATGTATCAATACTTCTAATATTATAAATTTCATTATTTACATAATAACTAAACTCCTTAGCTAAGGAACAACCTAATAAATGATGTGGTTTATTCCAATTCCAATAACCGTCATTAATTAAGTTTTGTATAAAGCTTTGCCTACCTGTGCAAAATCTTTCAAGCTTTGTTTTACCTTTACCGGTTACAATATAATAGGAAAAGTCAAAACTTAATGCAATATAATCAGCATACTCACTCATATATTTGTATACATCTACCAACTCATCATATGTTTTTCCTTGTACAGCTCCAATTTTAAGACCTGGTAAGTCAGTATACTTAGCTGTAAAGTCTGCAAAACTTTTTACCGTACTGTAACCATCCTCTAAAACATCTGGTACTATATAATAACTAGGTTTTAGTTCCTTAATATAATTAGCAAACTTATCACTGTCAAAGGCTTTACCTAATTCAAAAATACTATTATCTAATAATACGCTACGACCTCTTGCAATTGACTTTTTAAAGAAATCATAATACTCTGGATACTTTTCAAAGAGGTGTACTAATGCGTAATCATAATCATTATACACAACTGATTGGTCTAACATTGCAATTGGAGATTCATGTGATACTAATATTCTATTTGCCATATATCTTATTATAGTACCGTTCCGATAAAATCAATACTGTTTAAATATATTATATGAGTCTATTAGGGTTTATACAAAAAAGATCACCATTTAAAATAGCTTTACATATACCTAGAATAAGGTTACCAAAGTTATCATTACCTGCTTTACTTACGTTTACCGTACCAAAGTTTACAGCTTCTGGGTTTAGTTTATTGGGAAAAATTTCATCATTAGCAGGTGGGCTTTTAAGCTCTTTAACTCCTTTTCAACAAAAACTATCATCAATGTTTGGAAGTATATCAAACTTGAGTGGGGGATCTGCTTTAAATTTTGTAAAAGGGGTTTTAACATCTGCTGTAAATCAAATAACTAAATTAGCAGGTGCAATAATACAAAATGCAATAGGTGGAGTTACTGCAGCAATAGGTAATGCAATAAATGCTGTTTCTGCAATTGAGAAAGGTATAGAGTCGGAAATAAATTTTGTAAAGGGTCTTTTTAAAAAGCAAACTACAAACGTTGTATCTTTAGTACAAGGAGAAATAAATGCTATAGGAGATGTTAAAAAAACCATTACACAGGTAAGTTCTGTACAGGCTCATATAACTACAGCATTAACTAAAAGTACTGAAAATTTAACAAATATTCAAATTAAAAATTTGCAAGAAAATCCTGCGTATTTAAAAACATTTACAGCTAATATTACTGATAATGCTATTGCTTCAGCGGCATCGAGAGTTGTTGCTAAAAATTCCATGATAAATAATCCAGTAATGCAAGCAAATACAGTTATACAATTAGGGTTACCTCCTGTAGTACCAACTATTTACGTTAATAGTTTGACACCTAACATGGCTTAATATATGGACAAATATAAAAAGTTTTACGGTAATTATGTTGGTATAGTTATACAGAATGATGATCCAAACAGATCAGGTAAGGTAAAGATATTTGTACCGCATGTATCCGCTACTGTATATAGTAAATGGGTAGCTAATAAACAAAATAAGAAATTTAAGTTTATAGGTGCTAATTTAGATACTACTATACAAGCTACTTTATCTGGAGGTGGTGGTAACAACTACCAAGGATTAACACCAATTATAGAGGAACTAAAAATAGTATTACCTTGGGCACATTGTGCTTCCCCTTTAACAAGTGAGGATAGTAGTGGTAGATTTAACAGCTTTCATAACTTTGGTGGTATTTCTGATTCTAATTACTATAGTACATTTTCTCAAAGTACATCAAGTGCAGTTGATACTCCAGGTAAACCAGGCGCGTTTTATGAAGACCCTAACAATAGATTATCTGATGCTTTTGTTAATGCAAGTAATAACATAAACAATCCTA